GTTTCCCAGTCACGATCACCCACTGTGATCCGCCTTAGTTTAGTTTAGTTTAGTATAGTTTAGTCCTAGTTTATTTATGACGCGAAATGGAACACTGTTTAGAGAGGCCAGGCATTTTGCCCGCCCGCTTATGCCTAAATCAGTGGTACTCAGACCCAGTCTGTATTTATTGAACTATTTACTAGTTGTGGTTTCGGCCTGCTGCACAATACGGTCAATCTGCGTAGTGATTTACATGGGATCGGTTAGTCCCAGCGCTACGAATGTTTATTATCACATCTGGTTATCTCCGACCTAACCAGTCGTTAACCTAGAGCCAGTTAAGGAAAAGAGAGGTGGTTCCTCACCCACCTTCTATATAGTGTACGGTTAGATCGCCATTCTTACCTATATAGTCGCAAGTTAAGAGATAAAGAAATCTATCATCCCGCCAAAAATGTTTTCTTGCGGGGCTAACACCTGCCCGAAAGGTGTCCCTACTCTTATGAGTAATTTACCTAGTTTTAGGTCAAGTCTATCTTCACGTCTTCGGGAGATACACGCATTATTGTATGCACGTAACGTGGTTAGACCTTTCCCTTCGACTTTGCGAAGGGAACCCCCCATCTTGTCCTTGCTCACGGATGAGATGTTGAATAGTAGTGAGCAATTCTTCTTGCATTTATTTGAAGACTCTGTTTTATTTTTATGGAGTCTTTCGTATTGCGAGAGATTGAACCAAGTTGTTCCAATAGCAATCACGTTTTTGAAAACGCTTGGTTTTGTTAGTCCAGCTAGAATAACGAGATTGGCAAGCTCGTTTTTCACTCATTTTTCCCAATTAATTGGGTCAACATTGAAAGCTGATAGTGCCACCAACCCATTTACAAACCTTAGAAATTTGTTAAATGGGAGCGATATGCACATGTACACAAATATATTGAAGCAATTACACAAAGCATGCGCGTTCGTGTTTATATTTCCTTTCTTAGTTTTAAATGACTTTGATTTGGATGTCACTAAATATGATACTTTCTGGAGTAAATATATGGTTAAACATGCTCAACACCTATCCGTTGATTGGATAGTTAATGGAGCAGATGCTCTACTGTATTTCCTAGAGGGAGGTTATCAAGTATACAAGTTTGGAGACTTTTCTATTATGCGTGATCCCACCTCCTATATAGGTTGGGGTCACGAACTCTATAATCTTACAGAAGAGAGTAGTAAAGTTGATAAAACTGATGGTGACGCCATTCAAGCTCATATTGTTAAGTTTCAACTCCTGCATAGGAAAGGAATGGAAATGCGTTTACAAATGCGCAATTCTAAAATTAGTATGCAGGATCGCCAGTTTTTCAATCAAGATATGAAGTTAATTGAGAAAACTATAGAATCGTTACGAAGACAATTTATGGTAACTGGCACTCGTATTCCACCCTTTACAATACATTTCCATGGAGTACCTGAGATTGGCAAGAGTAATCTTATATATTTAATGGTGGCATTGGCTTCTAAAGTCAATCCACAGATTTCTACAGATCTAAGTTCAATCTATCAAATACCCACAAAAACTGAAACCTTAGATGGATATTATCCAGAGATGCACACAACTTGTGTTATGGATGATCCTAATGCGGTGCATGAAAAAGTGGCTATAGATAAGAATTTCTTGGATTTGCATAAATTTGTTAATTCATACATATATGAGACGGCTCAAGCTGATTTACCACGGAAAGGATTAGTACCTTTCTTAGCTAAGTTGCTCATTATCACTAGTAATGATAAGACTGCAAACTCTAATCGCTACTTTCGTGATCCTGCGTCCGCCATTCGTCGTCTTGGTTTATCTGTTGAGATGATTCTCAAAGAGGAGTATACTAAAGACGGAAAGTTAGATGCTTCACAAGTGAAATGGGATGATTGGGCTACTTACCCTTGGTTATTTACTATTAGTGAGTATATTACTAAGGAGCGCACTTTCGAGGTCATATCTAGTCAGTGTGATATATCAGAAATGTGTACTATAGTTGAACAATATATGAACACCCACTGGCGAAGAGGTAAAGAAATGCAACATACCACTGAATACCTTATTAAGATGGGCTGTTGCGTTCATGGATGTTTGAAATCTATGTGTAAATTATGTTTACCTGAGTTAAATGCGCAAGCCATGCATTTGGACAAGTCAGTATATGATGATAGTCCAGACCCGTTTCTACTAACGTGTACGGAAAAAGAGTGGTTAACATATATATATGATAGCAATTATTTTTGCGCTCGTGAAGCTACTCACTTTGTCATGGTTCTTTCTGTCATGATGTGGCCATTTCTTTTGGTGTTTTCCTTCATGTCGTGGGACTTCTTGTTTGAATGGTCTGCCTTGTCACCTATAGTTAGACCATATAAACATCGTAAAATAGGACGTTCTTTTTATAACTCTTATGGTAGATATCCTTCAGTTGTTGAGCTTATAAATCTCGAGCGTATGTCTGGAACAGTTCTTGAAATGTTTCTTCGTGATAATGTTAAAGCAATCAGATACTTAGATTCTAAAATAGACTTCGTTAGATATTTCAGAATGGGGCAAGATGAAGAGATGCTTGGTATTGGTCCAAAAGTGCTCAAGATCCTTAGTTCATCTGTTATTCTCATATCGTTACTCAAGAAGCTTTTTGATTACAAGAAAGTTCATGACTCGTATGTGCCACTTGATGACGCTTATGAGGACCTTGGTGATGATGCTAAACCTTCATGGGAAGAGGAAATAATTCCCTTTAAGACATATCATTTTTCACGTACTGCAATGCAACCTATTAGTGATGTTTGTAGAAATATGTGTTTTGTGTATACCACTAACAAGTTTCTCGCTAGCGGTGGCAATATGGCAATTAACATAGCTCCACACCTTTTCGTAACAACTGGTCATACTGTTAAGACTGGTGATTTGCAATTGTGTTTTGCGAAAAATTCTGTTAGTATACCCTTTACGCGCAAGAGTGTCTATATGTTACCCCATCGGGACATTGCATTCATATACTTGCCAGAAGCTGCTCCTCGAAAGGATATTAGTGGTGCACTGTTAGAAGACTTTCTATCAGCAGAGGTTTTTTACGAAGGCTTTACTGTTCTTGGTAATCCTAGAGGCAAGGGCTTACGATCTGAGAATGGATCATTGGAACGCCCTTGTTCATTTAAACTCACGCCAAAGGTTGGCGTTAGTGGTGCTAATGATATGCTATTTACAGATTTGTATGTGAGCAATTGCAAAGCTGGTATTGCTGGTGACTGTGGCTCCCCATTATTTGTTACTAATGGTAAGTCGAGCGCGCTAGTTGGTATCTGTGAAAGTGTTCACCAAGGAGTTACTACAAATTTTGCTCCCATTTGTAAGAAGGATGTAGATGAGGCATTAAAATACTTTGAGGCAACACCTAAGCAAGTCATAGCTGCTTATGATACTTCCATTTTTATTGCACAAATGGGGCCTATCCAACCACTTTATAAAAATAGTTCATTTCGTTGGTTAGAGGGCGACTTCAATGTGATTGGCACGCTTAAGTCGCATGAGTCCACCATGAAGTCCCAGTTCATCAAAACTCCCTGGCATTCCATTTTCACTAAAGCGGTACCAGAATTGAATGATTATGTGATACCTACTTTTAAGACAGTGGATGGTAGTGTTCGCTCTCATGATCAAAAACCTAGGAATGTTGCGCTTGCAAAGCTTATTAAGCCCAAAGGTGCTCTCCCACCTTCCATATTGCGTGAGTGTTCTACTGAATATGTTCGTAGACTTTCACCAGTTGCTCAGTTTGATGGTAGACTCTCATTACATGAGACGATCAATGGTCGTCCTGGGGTCTATAAATCTATGGATCTTTCAACTGCCGTTGGCTCACCATTGAGAGGTAAGAAACATGAACACTTCCATTTCCGCGGCGGTAATTATTATCCAAAGCATCAGATTCTCATGATGTTTGCCCAGATGCATGCGATGTTCTTAGCTGGTTATCTTTATCGTCCTATATTTAGTCTTGCTTACAAAGATGAAATTATTTCCCGCTCCAAAAATGAGATAGGCAAAATTAGAGCTTTTACTATTACCAGCACATGTTTCAATATGCTGCTGCGTATGTATTTCTTGCCGGTGATTACATTTCTGAAGCAGCAACGAGCTCTGTCGTGTTTCGCAGTAGGAATTAATGCTATTTCTGAAGAATGGACCGAACAGGCTGTTCGGCTGCAATCAATGCATGCCGTCGGTGAAGATGCTGATTTCAGATCTATGGATGTTACCACCGCGCCAACTACTATTCTTGAGAGTTTTAGAATTCTAATTGCATTAGCCTCTTTGACTGGCCAATATACTTCAAAGGATATTCAAGTTATGAAGCTGATGGCACAGTCTTTGGCTTATCCACTTATTATGTCAAAGGGTGATGTTGCAGAGGTTTTTGGATGTTTGATGTCTGGTTTTGCACTAACTGTTGACATTAACACCCTTGATTTGATTATGTACCATATGGTGTCTTTCCGCATACGTTTTCCACATCTTAAGTTCTTTGATTGGGTTCAGTTACTTGGATATGGAGATGATGTCCTTTTCTTTAGCAAAATTCTCAAAGGACATGATGTTTGCAAGATACTGGGTGCTTTTGGTCTAGAGTATACGCCTGCCATTAAGGATAGCATTGATTTTATCCCTAAGGATATTAAATATCTTACTTTCCTACAGCGCCGCTTTTACAAAGCGCATTATAGAGGCAACACAGCATATTTGCCTGCCTTGTCATTAAAATCTATGATGAAAAAGTTTTGTTACTATAAGGACTCTAATACAGCTATTGGTTTGATACCCCAACTGGTAGTTAATATTAGAGACCTTTACTTGGACTCATATTGCCATCCTGGTGGATTTGAGTTCGTTCATCGTCTTATTCTTAGTCTGTATGAGCAATTTGATATACCCATTGTTCCGGTGCCTCATCGTGACAATTATCTAATTACCAAATTTTTCAGTACAAACATTGATGAGACGCATTGTGCATGTGGCTTGATTAATTCACCCAAGCCTATATTTTGTGCACATCTTAACATTAAAATGTTAACGGGGTATTAGTTAGGTGGTTTACAATCACCCGTCAGCCTGACGTAGAACTGCCTGCAGAGAAATCGCCTCTGTATGTGTCGACTATAGACGCGGGCGCCAACATGGGGCGCTAATCAAAATATTATGTACTTGAGCTGTAGGTCCATAAGAGCTAACCATTCTCAAGTTGTTGAATACTTACGAAATTCTTATAACCCCCCCTATCCATGAATAATAAAAATGAATATAATAGTGCTGTTGGAGCAGCCAAAAACTCCACTGGCCCTTCGGGGCCTGGCAAAATTACTTTGTCTTCTGTTAATACTGATGACCATGCTTCTAGTGTGGAACATAATATTGAATCTCAAGCTAATGAATCTTCATCGGATGCAAACCAGAATGTTGTACCAGACGTCCACCAAACGGAAACCGTGCGCTTCAATGAGACGATCACTCCGCAGATGGTTTCAGTTGAAGGCACCCCAGACCCTATTGGAAATTTGCCTGGACATGACCGTTCGTCTATTGACGGATTTGTTATGCGCCCGGTACGCATTGCCTCTACTACTTGGACTAATGGTTCTACCCTTGACGTTTCTGTGAATCCATGGGCCCTTTTGTTAAACAATGCTGCTCTTAAGCGTAAGATTGATAATTTCCATTTGTTCAGGGCTTCTATTGTTATTTCCGTTAAATATAGTGCAACTCCCTTTCATATGGGTTTGTTGCACTGTATTTATGACCCCGTCCCTGGTAATCGGCGTGCTCCGAGTGGTCAAGAGCCTAAGCTGTGTATGTACTCGCAGCGTCCTGGCACACGAGAGAAGCCAATTAATATTTCCACTAATCAAGCCTTCACTATGAAAGTTCCTTTTGTTGCTGCAAATGAATTCATTGATGTTGGTAAATTTTATTCTGCCACAGACTATGACTGGATTCAGAATATGGCATTGTTTAGATTGTTTGCGATTGATATTCTTAAGATGGCAAATGGTGACAGTGAAGATATCGAGTTGAGTATTTTTGCCCATTTTGAAGATATGGAGCTATACGTTCCTGCTGTGCAAGCTTCAGCTGCAGTTAAAGCAGATGAAGCTCCAACTACGTGGCAGGAACGTTTGCAAAATATCAATTTATCCGGTGTTACTAGCGCACTTGCAAGTGCGTCTGGTTATCTTGCGGAGATCCCATCCATAGCGCCTTACGCAATAGCCGGACAGACTTTGCTTGAGGGTACAACTCAAGCACTCCAATTCCTAGGCTTTAGCCGCCCTGGTATTGTCGCTGACCCTGCGCCTTACAAGAACCTTCCAGTTTCTACATTAGCGCATACCTCGGGTGGAGATAATTCCTCACTCTTGTCCTTTGATCCACAACAGTCTGTTTCTATAGATCCCACTGTTTTGAATTTGGACAGTGTTGACCAGATGGACCTTCGTCATGTTGCTAAGACCTGGTCATTTATGGGGTCTGCTGCTTGGGATTTATCAGATCCGGCAGACTTTAGGATTGTTGATGTTGGTGTTTCACCTTGCACTGCTGTTATCCCAATTAGCAACCCTGTGCCACTAACCAGCTGTTATTATGCAGCCCTACCCTTTGCTCGTTGGTCTGGAACTATGTATTATAAGGTCAAGTTCAACGCCACCAGATTCCATTCAGGTAAAGTTGCTCTAATTTATAGTCCTGACGGATCAGTTAACTCAGTTGATGACAGTAATGTCACATATACTGAAATCATCGACATTAAGGATACTGATGAGTTTGTCTTTAGTATTTCCTGGTCCCAAGGTACCTCATATTTACATACGGATACCACCGCTGTTAGCAAGTTGGACGATACTGGTATTATTTATAATTCTAATACTATGAATGGTCTTTGGTCTCTTCGGGTCTTGACGCAATTACGTGCACCATCAAATGGTGCCAACTTGTTAGCCCAAGTTTACTGCTGTATGGGTGACGACTTAGAATTTGCTATGCCGCATGACTCTCATCTTCAAGATAAAGTGTACGCAGTTCCCACATCTGGGGATTATGCCCCCACCCATCCCAATGAATTTCTTGTATCAATGTGGGCAACAGAAGCTTCTGGTCCAGTTCCATCTGAAGTAGATCAGCCAGTTATTACACTGTCTGGTTTACCAGACGTTTCGCGTACATCAGTTAAACCACGAATTTACTTTGGTGAGAAAATTACTTCTTTTCGGTCTCTCATCAAACGGTATTCGTTTTCTAAGCGTTACCTTGTTAATGTAGCACCTGCTGCTACTAGCGTGGAAGCATTAGTAACAATGGAGTTAGGTTATTTTCCTCAGCCCCAGACAGCTAGTGTTTCACCCTTCCAGCGTAATACTATGTTGAATTATGTTTCAGCAGGATACTACGGCTTTCGTGGTGATGTTAGGTGGAAAGTTGTAGTCTCTACACATCCGAACATAAAGAGTATGTTAAATGCTCATAGAAGTTTGGCTGTTGTTGATGGGGCCACTTCTGTCATCAGCACATCTGCCCGTAATAATACGGACAATGTTCCTCTTGGGTACTCCGGTACCCTACTCTCCCATGCCGATACTCAACCGTGTGTTGAGATCGCATCCCCTTTTTATTCTAGATTCAAGTGTTCAGTCATTGACAATCTTAATGACCTTGCTCCCAATGTTGCTCGTGAAGACGAGTTTGAAAATTGCAATGTTGGTCTCAAAGTTAGTTTGATAGATGTACCTGAAACTGGTGAAGATAACCGCGAGTTGTGTGTATATGTATATGCCGCTGGTGGTGATTCAGCAGATTTTGTTTGGTACCTCGGTGCACCTGCAATCGATCGTGACTGGGAAAC